CGATCTGTTGATACTTTCTGCTTACCTTTTTTATAAGACATAACTTTAGGTATGCCTAAGTGTAAGTAGAATAAGTTTTGTAATTGTTTGGGAGATGCGTGGTTTAGATCTTTACCTGTTGCCGCATTGGAAAACAAATTAAGCATGCGTTCTAATTTCAAACGCGCGGTCTTCAAGGGGGCACGCATATTTTTTACTGCTTCTAAATCTACACGTAAACCTTTTAGCATCATAGCCATAGCAGGCTTGAGGCTATCCAACTCGAAGTTGTATGTGCCTAATGTTTCATCGTCTAATTCTGTTTTGATTTTCTGCCAAATCTCATGGGTTACCGCACAGTCTAACGCACAATATGTCCATAGAGTTTGCTCAGAATCTAGGTCTATGTTTTGAATGTCTACATTCTTTATAATTTTTGCCATTGCTTTTGTCTCCTGTGTTACTCATAGTCTCGCTCAATAATCATATCTATATAATGTTTTGCTTTTAATAAATCTTCTTTACCTCCTTTTAATTTATGTCTACAAATATATTTGATAGCATTACCTTCTGCAAATAATAATTTATTACCATTAATAAATACTGAAGGTTGTATCTCATACTCTTGGTAGTGATCACCACCTACCTGTGTAGAGTATGGGTCATTTGTAGAGTTCATCTTGTCCACCTATTATTTCAAATATCCTTTCTCTTGTATTCTGTGCATGTAAAAATGCGTAGTGGCATACCACTATAAAATCTTCTGTCTTTCCTCGTAGCCATATCTTGGCACGTTCTTTGTTTGCTATGCTTTCTCTTGACTTATTAGTAGACAAGAAGTCTGACATAGCTTGGTCTATCACCGATCTCCACAATCGTACTTCACTTTCGATAGTTACTAAATCATTTGGTATGTGTAACTCCGAAAAATATGGAGCACGTTTTGACATCTATTCATCTCTTTTAGTACTCTTTGAAAACTTAGCCATAGTTTTCCAAGCACCCTCGTTTGTATATATCGAACCAAGAAAGCCTAATCCTTTCTGTTGTTCGGGCTGTAGTGCATGCTGTGCATGCATTGTGTCTTGTATCTTACCTTTAACATTTATATTTTGTTTGTATGCTAGCCATGACACATCATACGTTTGGTTTTGTGCAACCTTAGTAATCTTTTCATTCTCTAAAATATCTTTAACCCAAGCCCATGCTTGTTGTTCATGCTTGGTATCTGTCCAATAATTTTGTTTTTCTTTTCTTGTATCTTTAAATGGTACTACTATAGCAACGGAATCAGATGGAGCAAAACCAATGCAAGTAATAAAATCTCCGTCAGTTTCAATGTCAAAGCTAAGTGGGCAAGCTGCATTATTTTCTCGTATATATTGTTGCTCAAATTTTTTAAGGTCTTCCAATGTAGGTTCAATCCATAACTCTCTTTCTTTTATTTCTATACTAGGTGTAACAGATTCGCTGATGCCTTTCTTTATATCAGAAAGAACAACAGGTCTGAAATCATAGTTTCTAATCACGGCACTAGGGCTAAAGGTAGGCAAGACTTTGGTTCCCCCTGTGAGGTTAGATCTAAGAATGGTTCCCCTGTAAGTACCTATCTTATCTAGCCCTGTTAGCGCCCATAACGCAAGACTCCCCATAGCAATAATGATATGAGGTTCACACGCGTTAAGCTCGTTCTCTAGTCTAGCTATCTCGCTTTCATATTCTTCTTTCAAGAAGCCGAAGCCATTCACAGGGTACTTCGAGCGCCACTTCTTATCTTTAATAAGAGCATTATATGATTTCTTATTATGAAAGAAATGAGCAGGGTTCTCCTGTGCTGGCTTCTGAGCGAGAGCATAAGTAAGCAAACAATTATCCACATTCAAGTTTAATATCTCACACATCTTGTGAAACATCTTGCCCGTACTACCAACCATGATCTCCCCTATACGTTGTTCATCTGTACTTGGAAAATCAAATACAAATGCAATCGTAGATTTACCATTGCCAGTATACTTGGGTCGCTGTGAAGGAACTGTTTGCTTCTTCATACTAGAGTATTCTTTTTACTGAGGCTTGTAGAATATCCTTATTCTTACCAACCATTTCGTGTTTGATTAAACCCTTAAAGGTTTTACCAATTGCCATTTCTAGCAACTCACTGTATGGTAAGTCATCTACATGACCCATGTCTAATCCACTCGTAAGGAAAGACTTTAATCCTGTCGCAGGATTCTTAACTTTAAGAGCATTGGGTGTAGCCCAAAACTCCATACGTGTAGGCTCAGCATTGCTGAGTTTATCATCAGTTAGATCTGAATCAATAACTCCAACAGCCTTCACGTTTAGTCTGATGAGTGGGGTTTGATTTTCACCCACCTCATCTGCTCTGTATGATGTCACAGAGAACTCATAACTACCCTCGGGAAGTACAACCGATTCGGGTGTATCTTGAGGTGTCATGTTTAAAAAGTCAGCAACGTTAGACATTATTTATCTCCTTTCGTATTGCTCTCTTTGAGTTTTGCCTTTGCATTTTTCTGAATTGAATTAAACAATTCGTTTAAATCCAATTGGATATTAGGTTCTATTAAAGAAGGCGCTGTAACTTTCAGATCCATTTTATGATCTGACATTGTACGTAACGTGCGCTCTGTTCCTTTACTAGATGATCTAGTATCTATTCTGCAAACACAGTTAAAGTATCTACCAATCTTGGTAGACAACTTAGAACCTACAGATGTGGGGTATGCTTTAGATACTCCCATATCACCTTCCATATACTGCATGTGTGTTGTCACAACAACATTACACTTTACTTCATCGCCTGTAATGTACTGTATAATGTTTTGTACATCACGTGCTGCAGCGCCCCATTCTGGTTGGCTTGCTTGTTCAGTAGGTTTCTTGTTATTAAAAACGAGAGCGGCTCGTAGGGCAGCCTCCCCCATAAGTGTTAGGGAGTCAATCACTAGAACCGTATCCTCTCCCCATTCTTTCACGTGACCCAAGTCTTCTTCACCGTCTTTCCAATGAGACAACAATCGTGCCCCTCTTCTAAACGAATCGGCTTGAGCTAGTGAATCTCTTAACGTAACATATGAGACGTTCTTTACTGCTTCTGGTTTCAGAAACTCTGGCAGTATGTCAAGTCCGTCATCATAATCTAGTATACGTAACTTCTTACCTGCGTTAGCTAAACTCGCTAGGGCAGATGTCTTACCACTACCACTGTCTCCGCAGAGAAGTAGCTTGGTAACACTCGTAGATTTATGTTCACTTATATTTGCCATAAGTTGGTCTCCTATTATGTTTGTAATTATATATTAAATATTTTATTTGTCAAGAAAATATTTAGTAAGCATGTCGATTTGTTCTGCATACTTGCCCATAGCATTAAGTTCTTTCTCTATACTTTCTAGTATATCAGTGTGTTCCCCAACACCAACTGCACTATCCATATAGATTAATACGTTTGCTCTGTGCTTTGCAATCTGACCTTCTGCGTGTTTCATCATTGCGTCTACCATTATATGTTTCATTGTACACCTCCTTGTATTACTTCTAGTTTCATCGGCTTAGTTTCTTCTAAGTCTGGATGATATTCTTGTTTGAAATCAACACCAAAGAATATATTCCTTTGTGATTTCGCGTGAGAGCATGACTCTCTATATCTGCAACCACCATAATTACCACAAGCAGTAAAGTTAGCTGGGTAATACTGTGAGTTAGCATATACATCTGATATCTCAAGATGATGTAGTGTGTCTTGATGCCACTCATCAATCAACTCTTTAGATACATTGTATATTTGTCTACCGAAGCGACAGAAATTAGAACCTGTTTGAACCGCATCAATAATAAATCCGTCAACGGGTAGTTTTAATACCTCACGACAAGCCCATATGTAAGCAAAGACTTGGTTAGCAGGCATGTATCCGTTGAAATAATATTCAGATAAAGAACTCTTAGTGGTCTTAGTATCTACAAGATATAGTCTATCATCTACTGAAACAATCTTATCTATACGTCCACTAAACCTATGTCCTTTACTTCCAATGGGTACTTCAAACCTCTGCTCCAAAGCAGGAGAGCCGTCTGGCATGGTCGCTAGTTTTAAGTTATCATCCCAAAACTCTTCTGCCTTCCATACAACCGCACGAAGTGCTGACTCTAAACCTCTAGCGCTGTCATCAGCAAGTTTTAAATCCTCACCATACTCACGCAACAGCAAAGCCACAGCTCTGCTAGTAGCAGTTTGTTTGTTAGCACCTTCATGTCTAGCCTTGTCAAGTTCTTCTAGTCCTGCGTGTACAGCAGAGCCAAACCCTGTTGCACTAGAGTACTTAGTAGATTTCCAACCCTCTAATACAGAAAGTTTATAGTATCTTGGACATGCTAGAAAAGAACTAAGGCTTGAAGTATCCCATATCTTTTGTACTGGTTGACCGTTATCATCCCATACAAATTTTCTTATTCTTGGTGGTGTGCTCTCACTCATTGTTGTCTCCTTATTTTAATGGTGGAAGTATCAGTTCGGGTCTGTACTCCACATAGTTCTCAATCAAATCTGACGGAACGCATTGTAATAGTAAACCATCTATGTCATCTAGTTCTTTAACAATACTAGCACGCGCCTTCTCACAATTAATTACATCGGGATATATAAATTGTGATGCCATGTTCACGCACTTCCTATCATCAACAGGACCAAGACATAGATAGCCTATTAAAAATACTACTGTTTTCATGTCTCTGATACTAGCATATCAAGTATGTTCTTGTCAAATTTTTTCGGTACTTTTTTTACTGC